TAGATAGAGAACCCGTTCTTGGTAATATGTGGGCTAACATAAATCCTAAAGATGGAATGAACCAGCCACATATACATCCAAACTCTTTATTCTCAGGTGTGTATTATGTTAAATCTAATTCACAATCAGGAAGATTAAAAATCTATGACCCTAGACCAGGATCACAAATAGTAATGCCTATAAGAAAAGAAGGTCAACCTCCTAAACATTTATGGAGAGATGTAAACATTGATCCTATTCCAGGACGTATTATAATGTTTCCTGCATGGTTATGGCATAGCGTTGAACCTAATCAATCAAATGATATAAGGATATCAGTAAGTTTTAATTTTATACAACATGGCTTTTAATAAATATCAAGTAATCAAAAGTGCAGTTAGCTATGAGCTAGCTAATTTTATATTTAACTATTTCTTACTCAAACGAGATGCTGTTAAGTATATGTACGAAAATAATATAACCTACGATAATGGAATGTTTGGTACATGGAATGATGATCAAATTCCAAACACGTACTCACATTATTCAGATCCTGTAATGGAGACTTTATTAATGAAGGTATTACCAGTGATGGCTCAGGAAACGGGGTTAGATTTGATACCTACTTACTCTTATGCAAGATTATATAAACATGGTGATGAATTAAAAAAACATAAAGATAGGCCTAGTTGTGAGATATCTACAACAATACATTTAGGCGGTGATCCATGGGCAATCTTTGTAGAAGGCACAAAAGTCCTGCTTGAAGTTGGTGATATGCTAGTATATAGTGGATGTGAATTAGAGCATTGGAGAGAACCTTTTGAAGGAACTACTTGCGGACAAGTCTTTCTTCATTATAACCATGTAAATGGTCCTTTTGCGGAAAAGAATAGGTTTGATAAAAGGCCGATGTTAGGTGTTCCACCAATAAGGAATACATAAATGGAGTTATATGTTACAAAAATTAGGGATTGCACCAGGATTCAACAAACAGGTATCAGATACAGGGGCCGAAGGTCAATGGATTGATGGTGACAATGTTCGTTTTAGATATGGAAGCCCGGAAAAAATAGGGGGCTGCATACAGTTAGGGGGTGATAAACTCACAGGTGCTGCAAGAGCTCTTCATCATTGGGATAATAATGCTGGTCTTAAATATGCAGCAATAGGTACTAATAGAATTCTATACGCTTTTTCAGGAGGTGCTTTCTATGACATTCATCCAATCAGATTAACTTTAACTAGTTGTACTTTTGCAAGTGATGGATCTGCTACAGTTACTGTAACCTGTTCTGCAGATCATGGTTTAAAAGATGATGACATAGTTTTATTTTCTAACACTACTGTTCCAGGTGGATCTAGTTTATCGGCAGCTACTTTTGACGATGTAAAATTCATGGTTACAAGTGTCCCGACTTCAACTACTTTTACAATTACACTACCAGCAAATGTTACTGGAACAACTCTGTCTTCAGGAAATACTTCAACAACAATTCAAATTTATTATTCAGTAGGGTCAGCCCAACAAGTTTCAGGTTTTGGTTTTGGTACAGGTTTATACGGAGGTACAGTTCCCGGTCCTGCAACTAATACTCTTGCAACAACTTTATCAGATACAACTACAACTAACATTGTTCTTACTAGTTCAAACGCGTTTCCGGCATCGGGGACCATAAGAATAGGTACGGAAGACATATCTTACACAGCAAATAACACAGGGACAAATACTTTAAGTGGAGGTGCAAGAGGTGCAAATGGAACTACAAAAGCCACACACTCATCAGGTGCAACAATTACAAACGTTACTTTATTTGTAGGTTGGGGACAATCTTCTACTGTAGCGTCTAGCCCTTTCGATCCTGGGTTATGGGTACTCGATAACTATGGATCTAAATTAATTGCTCTTATATATAATAATGAATGTTTTGAATGGGATGCTGCTGCCGCAGCTGCAACTTCAACAAGAGCAACAATAATTGCTAATGCTCCTACAGCGTCACGTCATGTATTAGTATCAACCCCAGATAGACACTTAGTATTCTTTGGAACTGAAACTACAATTGGAGATAAAACTTCACAAGACGATATGTTTATAAGATTTTCGGATCAAGAAGATTTAAATGAGTATACTGTAAAAGCAGAAAATACAGCCGGTACTCAAAGATTAGCAGCTGGTTCTAAAATTATGGGGGCTTCTAAAGGTAGAGATGCAATCTATATCTGGACAGATACAGGATTGTTTTTAATGCAATTTGTAGGCCAACCTTTTACATTTGCTTTTTCACAAGTTGGAAATAACTGTGGGTTGTTAGGTAAGAATGCATCTGCTGAAGTAGATGGTGTTGCTTACTGGATGTCAGAAAATGGTTTCTTTGTGTACGATGGTCAATTAAGATCTATGCCTTGTTTGGTAGAAGACTATGTCTTTGACGATTTAAACACTATTCCTAGAGATTTAATTTACGCAGGAACTAATAATTTATTTGGAGAAATTTCTTGGTTTTACCCAACTTTAACTTCGAATGTAGTAGATAGAAACGTTACCTATAATTATCTAGATTCTACAACTCAACGTCCTGTATGGACAACAGGAAATTTGGCTAGAACAACTTGGCAAGATTCGGCTGTTTTTGATAAACCCCATGCCACTAAATATAATGCTAGTGACAACTCAGATGATGTTGTTGGCAATACTGAAGGAAGTAGTATATACTTTAAACAGGAAACGGGAAAAGATGAAGCAACCAATTCAGGAACTACTACTATTGCAGCAACAATTACTTCTGGTGATTTTGATATAACTCAAAAAAGATCTTCAACAGGAGCGGTCGCAGGCATGCCAGATATTAGAGGAGATGGTGAATACATTATGAGAATAAGCAGATTTATACCAGATTTTATTAGTCAAACAGGTGCAGCTCAAATTAGTTTTGTTACTAAAGATTACGCAAATAGTACAGGAGTTACTACAAATTTTACAAACGTTACTGAAAACACATTAAAAAAAGATATTAGATTACGAGCTAGATCTATAGCTGTTAAAGTATCTAACACAGGTGCTGGAGAAGATTGGAAACTTGGTACGTTTAGATTAGACATTCATCCAGGAGGTAGAAGATAATGGTAGCATTTTATAATCAAGCCGATCAAGATATTTATAATTCAGGAAGTAAATTTGTTCCTCAAGAAAGATATAGGTTAGATTACACGCCACCTGTTACGGCACCACCAGTAGCAAGTGGAGGCATAACAAATACTAATGCTTTTACAAATAGTGGTGGAAACGATTTCAGTGTCTACAACCCAGATCCAAATTCAATAGTAAATAGAAATTATAACCCCTATCTTTCTAGAAATGCTTCAGAAAATTCTTTTCTTCCTGGTAGATCTAATGCTACTGATCCCAGGTATCTTAATGAACCATATAACCCCGGTATAAAATCTGCACAACAGGCTTATAATCAAGCTAATAAAGCATTAGCTCAAGGAGTAGACCCCAACTCTCAAGGTTTTTCTTCTTTCACAGGTGGGACATTAAGGGGTTTAAAAGACATAGCTAATAATATGGTAATGGACAACAGACAAAACTACGGGGCACAGGGACAATTTGAAACTGTAGATAGCCCGTTGGCTTACAGCTCAGAAACAGAACTAAATAAATTTAAGGACAACTATCCGGAGTATTTTAATGCACCAGAACCTGAAGGCTTGGCAAAACTTGCAAAATTTGCAGGTAACTTTATTCCGGGAGCAGGGATTGCAAGATTTTTAGGAAATCAAGCAGGAAACATGCTGCCAACAAATAGAAGATCAATAATGGAAAATGAATTAAGTGGTAAAGGTGTAATGGTTAATAACATTGGACAGATAGTTCAAGGCGAGGGTGCTTACGATACAGCCGGTAATGTTATGGCAGGTTACAATGCTAATAAATTAACTGCAGAAAGTTTTGATAAAAGAATTGCAATGGCTAAAGACAAAATGTCTGATGAAAATAAAGGCGCAAGAATAGCAGCTCTTGAAGAAGCTAAAGCAAATTTCTTAGATGCACAGCGTAAAACAGATCTTGTTTTTGAGGATAAAGAAGAAGAGAAAAAAAAGCAAAAGAAAAAGGGTAATATTATAACAAGATTTTTTAATAAAAAAAAAGAAAAGAAAGCTGCTGCGGATGCTAAAGTTGCTCAGGCTGCTCAGGCTGCTGCGGTTGCAACTGGTGGCAGTTACACTGCATCAGGAGGTGTAACAGATTCAAACTATAATCAAGCAGCTAATATAGCTGGTGGTGGAGGTGGAAATACAGCTAAAAATGCTCAAGGACAAACTGCTAGAGAAGCGACATATGATGGCAATAAAAATACAGGAACAGCTCAAGGATACTCACAACATTATGCTAAAGGTGGTAGAGCCGGATACTTCTTTGGTGGTAGAGTTAGTTTTAAAAATGGAGGCTTAGCAAGTATTTTATAATGGCTAAACTCGTACAATCATTAACTAAAGCAAGTAAAGAATATAACGAGAGAACTTCTCAATCATTGGTAAGAGATATTAATGGTATTATAACAAAATTAAATTCTTCTTTTCAAGAAGAAGTAAAACAGGAGATAGAAGCTAAGAGTTTCTTTTTAGAATAATGGCAGTAGTAAACCAATATAAATTTAAGGGTATAGATAATGATACAACAGGGAATGCTTTGGTTCCATTGGGAACAGGTAATCCTTTAGTTAATGAAACTATAATTATTAAATCATTACTTGTTACATCTGCTAGTACACCTGTTGTTACTGTTACAAACAATAGTATTACAGCCATTAAAACAGCGGCATTAACAGCTGATGTTACCACACAGTTATTAACCCAACCATTAATAGTAGAAGGTGGTACACCTTTTACGATACAATCTAGTAACACAGGGTCGTTTGATATAGCTATCAGTTACTTAAACATCAAAAAGGAGAAAATAGACTAATGAAAATATATGACGCTAAAGTAGAAGAAACTTACAGACACCTTAAGACTGGTGAGATTTTTAAAGAGAAAAAAGACTGGGAAGCCAAGGGTTATAAGGCGGAAGAGATGGCACAGGACGTAAAAGTTATCATGCCTCCTCTTGATTTGTCTGCAGAAACAAAGTAAAACAGATAAACTAGGATTAAATTATGGCAATTTCAAACATGCAACAACCGAGACAGATGTACGGATTAGGGAGCTTTGTAAAGAAAGCTTTCCGTGGTGTTAAGAAAATTGCTAAGAGTCCACTAGGTAAGATGGCTATAATGGCTGGTCTAGGTA